TTCGCCATCTTTCCGATGGCGTGCGACGTGGCATCGTCGGTCAACTCCTTGCGGAACTTGTCGACCCGACGATTGAACGAGGCGAAGGTGTCAGCCATTGGGGGCCGATCAGTTCGTGCCGGTGGTCACCGCGCCGGTCATCTGCAAGGTTGCCGAGAACGTGACCTTGTCGGCCACGGCCGAGTTGACGTTGTAGGACGTCAGGAACGTCTCGCAGGAGATGTACGGCGCGCCCGAAGCCGTACCAGCCGGCGACACCTTCAACGTCTGCGACGCACCGGACGTCAACGCGTGGATCGCGACGAGCTGGGTGTTCAGCGTTGAGTCGAAGTTGCCGCTGACGGAGATCGACGCCCCGCCCTTGAGGCCGGGGATCGAGTCCTTCGACGAGTCACCGAACGTGGTCGTGTCGAGCATGTCGGTGAGCAGGTCGAGCCCGCTGATCGAATCGGCGTATGCCGAAATGTCGACCGGTGTCCCGGCCGCGTTGTCGTAGCTGATGGTCGTGTTGTGACCGGCGACGAATGCCATGATGTACTCCTATTTGGTTGGATCAGGCCCGAGCGAACGCCACGGAGCAGGTATACGAGGTGCCGGACACCGTGAAGGCGGCCCGCAGGTAACGGCGCACGGTCGTGCCCGCTGCAACGGTGATTCGCTCGGTAGCGGTCGCCGTCGTGACTTGTGTGAACGATCCCAGCACGGCCCACGACGTGGAGCCGTCGACGCTGTGCTCGATGTCCACATCGAATGTGGTGGGCGAAGCAAGCGCCGTGACATGCAGGTGTGCGACGCCACCGTTGCTCGAGGCGGCGCCACCGTCGACGGCCGCACTGTTCGCCGAGGACGTGACGGCGGCAAGGTCTGTGATCGACTGTCCGAACAAGGCCACGCCGGTCGTTGCGAAGTCGAGCCCCAGGTCGACACCGTCGCCGACACCAGACGATGGCGCGTACGACATCTGGTACGCCTCGGCGAGCCACACCTGATTACCGGCGGTCAACCCGTACGGGGCCACCGTGACCGGCAACAGGGTGTCCGATGCGTAGTTGTCGGTGAGTTCCGCCCAATACGACCCGGCGGTGCCGTCGTCGTCGAACATGGCCTGCACGGACATGCCGTGCTCGAACTGCCCGGGGATGAACACCTTGGACGCGTCGCACAGTGCGGTGCGGTCGATCACGTTGCGGTTGGTGTTGAGGCTGACGCCGGTCGCGATGCACGAGACCGACACCTTGCCAACGATCAGCCGCGTCAGATGAGATGAGGTAGCCATGTGTTCTCCTCGCCCGTACGGGTCAGGTCAAGCCGTCGACGGTCGCCAACAGCGACACGTTCAGGGCGATGTAAGAGGTGCCGCCGTGGTCGGCGACCCCGGACGTGGCAGAGTCGACCCGGACCATCACGCCGGCGACAGTCAGCGGGTCGGTCGCGCCGGTCGACGTCTCGCAGGCGTACCGGATCGACTTGTCGCCGTGCCCGGACTTGTATTCGCGAACCTCGAACATGCCTTGTTCGTTGTCCGACCTCGACACGTACACCGTCACGTTGACGGCGACGTCGTCGGAACCGCGCCCCATCGTCGCGTTGTACGTCATGTCCTGGTCGGCGACGATCGCCATCGGCACCTCGACCTCGGCGGCCGGGTTGACCGACACCGTCAGATCCGTGACGTTGGCCCGCAACCGGTCGGCGAGCCCGTCCAGAAGATCGGGGATCAACATCAGGCCACCTGCGGCAGCATGTACGGCGCGATCAGATGCCGGTAGTCGGGGTCGCTCGAGCGGATCAAAGCGGCGCCCGCATCGCCGAACGACTCGACACCGAACACGGCGGCCGACGACCGCTTGGCGATCCGTGACGCCAGCAGCGTGCACGCCTGGTTGATCGGGTCAGGAACGGCAGTCCATCCCCACGACCCGACGATCTGAACACGGCGACGCCGGCGGCCGCCATACGGATACGCCCGGTCCATGAGACGCACCAACTCGTACGGCCAACCTGTGACGGTGCTGTACGTGTCGAGCTCGTAGTCGGTTGCGTCGATCGTAACCTCGAACGTGCCGTCGTCGTCGTCGTCGAACTTCAGCGTCGTGAGCGTCACGAGGTCGGGCACCCGTAGTTCGCAGGTGTAGCCGTCGACACCGAACAGCTTGGTGGCGGTGGTCGCCGTGAACGACCGGCCGGTGTCGTTGTCGATCGTCGTGGTCGCGGCGTCGAGCGCCGACGAGAGGCGCGAGAGCAGGGCGTCGTTCGTGGCGTCCCGATGCCCCATGCGGTCAAGGAGTTCGTCGACTGTTGCGTACGCCATGCGTCACCCCTCAACCCATCGGAATTGTGCGGGGTTGAACGGCCATGTGCCGATCGACCCGTGTTCGCGGTCTCTGAATGCCGACTGTCCGGCCCAGTAGTCGTGCATGTACATGTGTCGGTCGATGAACGAACCGGAACGGACCAGCTTGGCGACCGTCAGCATCCACCGCTGATCGGCGTCGTACTCGTTGCCGAGCGGCACCTGGCGGACAATGTTGGTGCTGGTCGGCACCTTCAATGACGGGCCGCGATCGAGGATCCGCATCCAGTTGGTGGACCCACCGAACCGATGGGAGATCGTGAACTTGTAGCGACCGTTCATCAATGACGCGACCAGGTAGCCAACCATGTCGCCGCCCTCGGCGTCGATCATGTCGCACACCGTCGTCGCGTAGTCGGCGGCGACCCAGTCGTCGTCGTCGATCATCACGAACATGTCCCCAGTGGCAGCCCCGACCGCTGTGTCGTACTTGTCGCCCAACTTGCCGGGTCCGTGAACGACCAGGATCTCGCACCGCTCGTCGGGCACCTGCGACAGACTCCATAGGCACCGAGACAGCAACGATTCGCGACCCGGGATCGTCGGCACGAACACGGTCAGCACGGGGCTCATACCCGCTCCGGCTTCCAGAACCACACGACGTGAACAGCAACCGCCAACAGCAGCCACTCGACCGGGATGACATGGGCGGCAGCCGCAGCCATCGCCGGCCCGGCGGCATGGTGAATCAGGCGGACCGTATCGGTCGCGATCAACAACTGCGCATAGGCGGCGACAAGGACGACGATCAGGCGCCAATCGGGGGCGTAAAGAGCGACGAGACAGATACCCCAGGGGGCAACCATCAGCCACCCGTTGCGCCACTGTCCAGCATGATGCTCGAGTGCGGTGCGAAACGGGTGCTCGGAAATCGTCTGGAACGGCTCGCCGAGCGGGTCGAGTTTCGCTGCCGGCCGCAACACGTATGTCACGGCCGGGACGACCAGCGCCACGAGCGGCCACACGGACCACAACGTGAGCGCCGCCCATACCGGCACCGTCTCACGAATGCACGCCGCTACGGCCAACACGCCCACCCCTGCGACGACCTGGGCAGGATGCCCAAGCTCGATCAACCACAACCCGGTCACCATCAACGCCGTCGCCGGCAAATCGACCTGCACCGGGATCGACACGACCGGACCGAGGATGCCTGGCAGGGCCACCAGCAGCGCCGTTGATGCCAAGGCAATCTGCCATGCATCACCGGCCGCATAACGCCACGCGAACATCGCCGCGAACAATGCGGGCCACGAAAGCAGCCACACCATCCGCCACGCACGAAGATCATCCCCGAGCATCGCCGGGAGTAACCACCGCAGATTGAACGGCTTGACCTGTCGAATACCTTGACCGGCCAGGACGTACCGGCGGGCGTCAGGTCCCAGCCGTGACATGTTCAGCCTCAGCGGCGGCCAGCGCCATCTCGTGATGCCATGACGACAACCACACCGGCTTAAGGTGCGACGTCTTCACCGACGTGTCGATGTGAATCGGGATGTCGTGCTCGGCGCATCGCAGACAGAACGACAGATCCTCTGAGTACACCTGACCGGTGTCCGGGTTCTGGATCTGCGTGTACCAACGCTCCCCCGACTTGTCGAAGATGCGCTTGATCACCGACCGGTGAATCAGAATGCAGGCGCTCCCGGTGCCATTGCATTCGACGACCTTGTTCCGCGGGTACTCGTGCATCGACACGAACCCCGTGTTGCCGGTGGCGGGGTCCTTGCCCCACTGATAGATCGTCGGGACCGGGAATGTCAGGAACCCGCCGAGTCCATCAGGTTCGGTTTCTTTGTTGGCGAAGCATAGACCACCAACGACGGGTCGCTTGTCCTTGTCGGCCGACGCCAACAGACGATCGACCGTGTCGGCCGTAAACCCCATGTCGGTGTCGATCCAGAACAACCACTCGTCGTCGTGCTCCATGAATTGGGCCGCCGCTTTGTTGCGCCCCTCAGCGATACCACCGGAGCCGTACCGCATCGCCAGGAACCGACCACGTCGGCCTGTCGACACGAAATGCCCCTGCATCGCCAGCATGGACGCAAACCATGAATATGCCACCTCGGCCGAATGGACCCAGGCGACCGCTACGGTGTCACTACTTGCTGCCACGGCGCGTATTCCGAACCTCGCCAGGAGCGGCCGTAGCCGTCTCGATGACTGGGGCAGTAGTCGTTCGGTGCACCTTCTGCGGCACGTCGGAGAACAGGTCTGGGTGAGACTTGACGAACGGGTCGTCGGCCTCCCACACCTGATCGACGTTGATGTGAACCCGGCCGCCGTCGTAGCCGGCAACCAGGGTTGTCGTTGGGTACATGTATCCCATCGGATACCTCCAAGGGTGTTAGGCAGTTGGGCAGTTGGCCCACCGTCACGCACTGCCCGAGCGTGACGGTGGGCCGAAGGTGAGACGCCTTACTGGTTCTGGAGGAGCCGGAAGGCGTTGTCGACGACGGAGTCCGAGCCGACACGGGCGTACGCGAACAGGCCGCGCGTTCCGGTCGGACGGTTGTACGTCACGTCGAACAGGTGGGGGATGTACTCGACGTTCATGCCGACGCGCTGCGCCACCAGGAAGTTCGAGAAGTCTCCGACCACCAGGATGTTGGCCGCACCGGTCGTACCGGTGAAGGTCGGGGCGTAGTCCGAAAGGACGACCGGCTTGCCGTTGAGGCGGGAGATGCCCTCAGCGGTCTGGTCGACCGTGAACCGCGACGTGGCGGTGCCCGAACCGAAGGCCCGGATCTCGTTCTCCACATCGACGTTCATGAACCATGCCGAGTTCGCCCGGAACTTCTCCGGCAAGTCCGCCCACACCTTGTCGATGTCGACGGCGCCGAACAGGGCGTCAGTCGTCACGACGACCTCACTCGACGCGTTGGCGTCCAGTGCGGTGAAGATGCCGGTCGGAGCGTCTGAGCCGGAGCCCGTCGCCAGAGCCGAAGCGAGGAGGTCCATGTAACCGCTCGAAAGCAGTCGGGACATCTCCATCGCGAACCCGGGGTAGTCCTCGCCGACTTCGATGCTGTGCGGGATGAACCCGCGCGCCATCGCGACCGGAACGCTCGGCTGAGCGAAGGTCGAGTCGTCGGCGGACACCGTCGCGCCCTCTGCGTCGAAGCTCCACGACGTGTGGGCCGCGGAAACACCGCGCCATGCGTCGGTCGTGATCGACTCGATGCGGGCGTAGTCGAGGATGCCGGTGAGGCCGGTTCCGTCGGTGATGAGCACCGTCGGGTCGATGAGGACCGGCACGCCGAAGCCGCCGGCCGTGTCGACCCCGATGGACATTGCGCGGACCTCGGAGACTGCCCGACGCTCACTCTCGCTGAGTTCGACCTCGCGGCCGGTCATCGCCTTGGCGAACGCCGAACGGTACTCGGGACGCTCCGTGGCGACCAGCCGGCGGGCGACGTGGTCGCTGCTGTAGCTGGACGAGCGGCCGAAGAGCGCGCGCTCCGCGGTCTCCTGCTCGTTGGCGGACAGCCAGCGGGCATCTTCGATGATCTTGCGGCCCGCGTCGCGGACCTCACCGATATTGGCCGAACGGGCGTCGACGTCGGTCTCGACCTTGTGGGTCTGGATCTGGAAGTCGGCGCGCAATTCGGGCTTGTCGGCCTGGACACGGGCGGCTTCGATTGTGCTCTCACGCTTCTCGGCCTTGACGACCTCGGCGCGTGCGGCGGGGACGAGGTCGGTGAGCTCGTCGAGACGGGCGTCGGCCTCCTCGGTGGATTCGGGGGCGTCTGCGATTTCGCGAACTTCCGCCTCGAGGGCGTCCAGCTCAGCGCGCAGTTCTGCACTGTTCTTCACTTTGACTCCTTGGTGTCAGTGAGGATGAGCGACGCAAGGGCGCGCCGCTTCGATTTGCTGTACGTCTGGGCGTGGCTCTGAGCCGGGGCTTCGACTGCGGTCGACGTGGCGGGTGCCGGGGTCGACGTGGTGGCGGGCGATTCGTCCGCAAGGTTGCGGATGTCTTCGGTGCCAAGGGTGAGGAGCGACGCGACCTCGCGGCGCACCTCGGGATCGGTCAGGGCGAGCGCCGTCTGGCGGCTCCGAACCCCTACGGTTGTTGCTTCGTACGCCGGCGACACGACGGGGCCGGCCTCGTACAATTCGACTTCGGTGATGGTGCGCCAGTCGGCGCCGTCGCGCTGGTCCCACTGCTCGTCGATCACTCGGAACTTGAACGACATCCCGGTGATGCCGCCATCACGGATAGCATCGCGGACCGGCTCGACGAGCCAGTTGTCGGACAGGCGCGCACGCACCTTCAGGCCGTGGCCGTCCTCGGTGATCGACGTGAATCGACCGAGCGGAATCGAGCCGATCAGCGGGTGCGTCCCATGGTCGAACTGCATGATCGGGGTGCGCTGACCGAGCGTCCGCTTGAACGCACCGGGGGCGATCCGCTCCTGGAACTGCCCGGCGCGGTCATGGATGGTCGACCAGTCGTTGAACACGGCGGCGTAACCGTCGAGCGTCAGGCCGTCAGCGGACGGCTCCGAGCGGAACTCGATGTTGCGGCGCAGGTTGTCACGTTCGGTGTCGCGCACGTAGACGGCGTCAAGTGTGTCTGTCATGGGGTAACTCCTGGGCTCGCGCCACTTCCGGGCGGCTGAAGCTGTACCGACACATTTCCGGTGTGCGTCAGCTTGGACATGTCCCCCGTCATCACTGCGTCAATTACGGTCTTCGGCTCGAATCCGGCCTCAACCAACTGGCGCATCGCCACGGCGTTCGTCTGGGTGATGTCCGCGGCGTCCTTCTGGTCCTCCTGGAGAAACAGGACGCGCGACGAGTCGAACCCGAGCTCGGTGCCGTCGGTCGGCGGTGGCACCACGGCCTCGAGTGCGGCGCACAAGTTGTCGACGGTCGGCGAGAACCAGCCATCGGCGAGCATGCGGCGGGCCGCCGAGTAGTTGCCGGCATTCAACGACGACCCCGACAGCGATTCTTTCGTACCCAACACGACCGCCGGGATGCGTGAACGGACGGCCACCCGGTTCTCGTACGTGCCCTGCAGCTCGTGAAGTCCGAGGTCGGTCAGGTTCGACCCGACCACCTTGACGTCAGTCGCGCCACCGAGGAACATGTTTCGGTAACTGTTGGTATTGCCGGCGAACTTCTCGTTGACGACCTTCTCGTACGCCATGATCTCGTCGGGGGTCCGAAGCGGGTCCATCATGAACACGAGCCCGGGCACTGCCGCCTTCTCGAAGAACTTGCCCTCGTGATCTGTGACCTGACCGTCGAGGAGGATTTCGCGCATCACTGAAGTGATCCACGACTGACCGCGCCAGAAATGCACCGGGTCCGGGTCCGGGGCCCATACGGCGAAATCGCCCGGGGTGAACACCTCGACCTTACCCTCGGACTTACCCGAGGCGCCGCCGGCACGATATGCCAGGCCGATCACTTCGGTGTCATACGGCGGCACCATCGTGTCGCCATCCCACGACGGGTCACTATCCGACCCGAGGATGAACGTGGTGCGATCCGGCGCCAACCGGAACAGACGGCCGCCACGACGACCGATGAGCCCAGTGCCGGAATACGACACGTCGTACTCGAGACGCGACAGGAACTCCGGGCGGCTGTACGTTCCCGGCCGCTCCAACGGCAGTAGGTCACGGTTGCCGAACATCGTGCCATCAGGGCGACGCCACTGGAAACGAACCTGCGAAAGCAGCATCGCCCGCGTCGCCACCGCAGCCGCGACCACGCCGTGCCGATTGTGGACGCCCTGCACCATGCCGACGAAGCCACGATCGACGTCGTCCGGGTTTGACCCCGATGCGCCCGTGATGTAGCTATTGCCGTTGTAGGCGAACGAAATCAGATCGTTGACCGTGTACCGCGACTCCTGAATGGCCGGAGCGGGCCCCGTGTTGCGCTGTAACGCGTCGAGAAGCCTCATGTGTCACGGACCTCCACGACGAACGCCACGGCCACACAGGCAGCACCGGCAAGAATGAGCGCGGCCGGCGGATAGATCCACGCCACACCGGCAACAACAAGAGCGGCGCCGACGAGCGCCAGCGCAACCAGAAGAGCCAACCTCACGACAGGCTGAAATACAGAGGTTGACGGGCAGCGTCGACGAGGGCCGGCACGCCACCGAGGGCGAGCGTCGCCGCAACGAGGGGGGTGATATCCATCTTCGACGACCTCCTCGACCACAACTCGGCGTCACCCGACGCACGCAACTGGGCGGCGACAACCGCCGACCGCAACGACTGCTGACCGAGGTGACGCAACTGACCCGACAGGCAAGAATCAATGAACAACCCGGTCGCCTTCGTCAGATCCGCCGTCGCAACCTCGTCGACCTCGACGCCGGCCTCCGTCAACTGGGCGATCAGCGACCCGGCGGGGCCGCCCTTCTCGACACGCACCGACGAGGCGCCGGCACGCTTCAACAGGTCGCCGATCTCACCGACGACCCACGACGTACCGGGACGATGCGACACCGTCTCCACCGTGAACACACCGTCATCGCGACGACCAGCCGCCGAAATGCACGACCACCTACGATCCGGAGACACATCCAACGCCAACACGACACGGCCCACGGCCTCCGACGCCTTGTCCTCCAGGCCATCCCACTGCTCGAGCGGAATGACCGCGGCGGAGTCGCCGGCCAGATCCTCGGGAACGCCAAGATGCTCAATGGCGAACTCCTCGAGCGGCAACAGGTCGAGGTCGGCGCGCATGGCGTCGACCTCTTTGCCTGGTCGGTCACCTGACCCCATGCCGAGCGACGGGTTACACAAAAACCAGTTGTCCTCATCGCGCAGGTCGACATCTGGGTCGGAGTTCCACCCGGCATAGAACAAGCGGCCACCGTCGCCGGCGAGAGCACGCTTACGGAGACGCCACAACATCGACGAGTGCGACCTCGGCGACGACGACGTGAACACCAGCATCGCCTTCTTGCGGGCCGACAGCGACGGCGTCAACGCGCCGAGCGCCCGCTGGTCAAGCTCCATCGCCTCGTCGAACACGATGGCGTCAGGCGACGGACCACGACCGGACTTCTTGGTGCGAGTCTTGAACTTGATCTGAGCTCCGTTGGCGAGCGTGATCCGCTCCTGCCCGTTGGCGGTGTAGAAGCCGTTGTTGCCGCCGCGTGGCATGGCTTCCATCAGGTCGTCTGACGCCTCGATCAGTGACCGTAGGCGCGAGAAGTGCATCTCGGCCGTCGGCTGCTCGTGCGCCGAGTGGATAACGAGGCGGGCACCGCCGAGGAACACAAGGTACAACTCGAGTGCCTCGAGCACCGAGTTCTTGCCGTTCTGGCGGGGCACCTCGAGGCAAGAGTCACGGGCGGCCCAGTTGCCGTCTGGCCGGCGGGCCAGGATGTTCCTCAGACAGTACGCCTGCCAATCGTACAACTCCAACCCGATCGTCTCGGCGAAGTCGACGGCGATGTCGCCGAGCGTGTAGTCGGCGACGTCAGGCGGAAGATGCAGGACGGTCGGCCGCTGCGACGCGGGCTGCGAATCGTTCACGGGCAGATGTCCCTTCGGCCTCCGGCAACTCGTCGATCTCCTTGAGCGTCTGACGGAGTTGCCCGGCGATCTGTGCCTTGACGGCGACGTCAGCCACGGAGAGTGCTGTGGTCAGCTCGTCACGGATGGCCTCGAGCCGCTCACGTCGGTCACTCATACCTACACCCCCAGGGGTACCATCGTTGGACCCTTGTGCCGCAAGGGCTACAGACACCCCCGGTCACCTC